ATTTGTTGATTTAGCTAATACTCTATCGTTTTCAAAATCAATAGCATTAACTTCACAATTCCATATAAAATTAACACCTTTATCAACTAAATAATCATACCAACGTTTTCCTATTTCATGTAAATAATCTGTACCAATATGGTATACTGGGAATAAACGTAGTCCAAAGTGAGGTTTGATGAAGTCTGGTTCTGCTTGTGGGTTTGAATACATTATCTTAGATGGATCAGGGTGAAAGCGTTTCCACATTTCAATAGATTGATCCATTAGATCATATGCCTTTTCTTCACCACAATACTTTGATAATTGACCACCAATTGATGTATGGTATGTAAGTTTGCCATCTGAGAAGCCTCCAGCTCCTGCAAATCCGGTCATTACTTCTTCTGGTTTGCGAACATAAGGATCATTACCTTTATCTATAATGGTAATTAACTCACCAGGATAGCCATTGTCTACTAATTTGGTTGCAGCATTTATACCTGCAACTCCTGCTCCTACAATTACAATTTTTTTCATATTATATAAAAATAATTTAATTTTTTTGATTTTCCAAATATAAGGTGGCCCACCTTTTGGGTGGGCCACTACTCCAATTTATTTTTTAGGCGAACAGGCAATGAATCTGTTCTATATGTTTATTTCATATTAATCTCCAGTATATTTTGCTCCACTTGGAACATCATATCCACCACCAGGACCAAAACGACTTTGCCATGCTTGTTTATCAATTTCTTTTTCTTTTGGAGTTCTTTTATCTGCAGGAAATTCTTTTGTAGGTTCTAATTTAATTGTATTTCCATCAATTAATATATCTGCAATTGGATCTTTTAAATCTAAATAATCAATTGTAGTATTTTCGTCTTTTAAAGTAATAGTACCAGACATTGTATTAATTTTCTGAATAGGTTTACCTTGTACAGTTACTGTTTGTCCTGCTTTTAAAGCAGCATCTACTTTTCTCATTACTTGAGTATCATTTATTTCGTTTATAACTGATTTAGTTGAAATACCAGCTAATTGTTGCATTCTTTTAATTTCATCCATTGTTTGTTGATTTTTAATAATACTGTCGTATTGATTCATTGTTAATGTTTTTCCAGTTTTACTTAACTCTAAAATATTTTCAGCTACTGTATGTAAATCCATATCAGTTTTTGCATCTTCACGAGCATATTCTAGTAAACGAATAAATAAAGGTACGTCTACTGTAATTTTATCTGTAGGGTTAAATTGTATCATTGGTTGTTTTCAATAAATATCCACTTAGGTGTATTTCCTAATTTTTTCCAATTTAATCCTTTAATAGCAATTTTATCTTTTACATAAAAATTACGATATGCTTTAATAGTATCACCCATTTTATATTCATCAGGCATACATTGTGGTGGAGGTATAAATTCTTTATTGGGAAGATTGGGTTCATTGTCACGAAGCCATGTAAGAACTTCTTGAGTTTTATGAGGTTTACCATAACGTTTAGTAAATTCTTTACAAATTTCTAAACCATGTTGTACAAGCCAGCGGTAATGTTGTATAGATTCACGTACCCATTTAGTAGATGGGTGATTAACGTGAGCACGCTTATAAGGTGCTTGTGAACCTGATTCCCAATGTGCTGTTGAGCACATTTGAGCGGATTCAATTTGCATTTTACGAATATGATCGTCTGCTAGTTGTTGGGCGGCTGATATTGGGTCAGCGCAAATATAAAATATATTCATACAATAAATGTATGAAGATTACTTTGCCTTTTTAAATATTATAACACATTATACTCATTATTACCAATTTTTAAATTAGTAATTGTATTTAAATTTACTATTCTATAAGCACGTTTTGGGATATCAAATACAGGAATTAATCCTTTAGCAGCCGCATCATAAGGTAATTCACCACCTTTAAGATATGCTTTAACACCTAAACGAGCATTCATTACACGTGTTGTACCATCTTTTTTAATAAAAGTTACTGTAAAAAATTTACCTTTGGTATCTCTAATTAATTGCTCTGCTTGTTCTTTATTAATAGAACCAGGAGGAGTTTCAGGAGTTGGTGCTTCTTCTGGAGTTGGTTCATCTGATGTTTCTTGAGGGACTTCTTCATCTTGTTCATTAACAATTCCTGCTAATTTTTGTAAACGTTTAGCCTCAGGAACTAATTGTTCAAAGTCATCATTTATATCTAAATAAAAGGTATCTTTAACACCTTTAGAATTGGATAAATGTAATTCAACATCATTTCCAAAAGGAAGTATATCATCAACACTAACTTTTTCACCTTCTTTAAAATTACCTATATCCCCAGATAATGTAAATGTTTCTCCTACTGTAAGAGAAGTAGCTTTTACTTCATTTAGATATTGTTTTATTTTTTGAATTCCATTAAAAATTTTTTTCATACATTTATGTTATATTTGTGGAACTTCTTCTTCAGGAGATGGAACTTCAGGGGATGGTATTTCAGGAGCTGCTGTTTCAGGTGATGGTGGTTCGGAAGCTGATGATATATCTGCTGCTAATTCTGCGTTTTTAGTAGGAGATGATGCTCCTTTTGATGATTGTTGAATTTCTTCTTTAGGAGCATAATTTAATTCTAATAAATTAACTATAGCTTGAGAAGCCCTTTCAGATTCTCCTACATTGTCAGGATGATATTTTTTACCAGCTATTTTAGCTGTGTAATTACCACTACCAGCATAATAAATTGTAAAATCTTGACCATTAATAAGATCAATTTTAAATGTAGTTGGTTTTGGTGCTATAACACTAACACTTGATATATAACGACCAAATGAAGGAGACATTAATTCTTCTATAGTTTTTTTCAATCCGGGAAAACGATATATTAGATACATTGCTTTAGTAGCTTTCTTTTCTTTAGCTTCTTGTTCAGCTAAAGCTTTACGAACTGCTACTTTAATGTATTTTTCTAATAATAATTTTTTATTCATTTTTTTTCAATTCAGATACTAAAGTCTCAATAAATGGTTTAAAAAGACGAGTGCCATAATCTTTTTTAAGAATATTAGCTACGGCAATAGCAAAATCTTCATATGATGTATCTTCAGCAATATCTATTGATACTTCTTCTTTTAAATTTTTAGCTATTGCTTTGCGACGTGCAGAAAGATATTTATCTGTTTTGTTAGTTTTTCCATCATTATTAATATCAGCATCTTCTTGACCTACTGAATCAAGTTTTTCTAATATGTCAACAAGTTTAATCATTGCTATTATTTTTTAACTGCTGGTTTCTTTTTGCTGTCTTCAGCTTTCGGTGTAATTTCCTCTTTGTCTTCAGCTTTAGGTTCGTCTTTTTTAGTAGGAGCTTTTTTACCGTCTTTTTTAGTAGGAGCTTTTTTATCTTTCTTAGCTTTTTCGATAAGACCCATCATTTCTTTGATCTTTTCAGTTTCAGAAGCTACTTTACCTTCTACTTCAGAGATTTGACCATCAAGCATTTCAGCTAATTTACTATGAGCAGTTTTAATTTTTTCTAATTCGTTTACGAATTTTTGCATATGAGCATATTCGGCTACAAATCCTGACTGTTCGCCACCTTCAGTAATTTGATATTGACCTAAAGATTCTCTCATACTTTTTAAACTTTTTAATTCTTTTTTAAGGTGTACTAACTTTCCACCACTTTTAGGTAATCCACCTTTTTCCATTGCTTCTGCAAGTACTTGGCGAATAACTTTACGCACTTCTGTAATATTCATAATTTGGGTTTTAATTGTTTATGTATATAAATATGTTAATTAGTTTAAATCTTCAAGACCTGTATCGTCTTTAGTTAAGTCTCTAGCAATGTCGCGCATTGTATCATTTGCCCATTTTCTTTGTAAGGGCATTAACTTATTATTAATGGCATTTTCAACAAATGGAAAAAATTCATCATCAGATAATTTGTATATTTCTGTAAAAAATAAATCACGTACGCGAGCGTCATCTATATTACTATCAGCATATATTTTAGTTAAAGCATCAAATATAAATTTACCATATTGTAAATCACGTGGTTCATTCGATACTTTATCTACAGCTCCTATAATAGATTTATTCTGTTCTCTATCACGACCAAATCCTTGTGTACCCATAATTTCATACAATCCTTTAATAATTTCATGTACTAACATAGGAAAACATAACGCACGAGCTTTAATTACAAATTGTTCTTCTTGTTCATCATATTCCATTTCACTTTCTCCACCTTGTATTTTTTGTCCTTGTGCTAATAATGCTAACAACATAGCAATAGCATCTTCATTATCATATATACCAAAAGCTAATTTTAATACTTCATTGTATTTACTTACTAATTCAGGATTAATTTGATCTAAGTATTCTTTAAACATTAAAAACCAAAATGAACCTCTAACAGAAGCACCTTGAGTAATACCATTAATAATACGGCGTTTTGCTTTTAGTTTTTCAGGATTACCTTCACCAAAATTAGGGGATGCAGGATCTTCCTGAGGTGGAGGTTGTTGTAGTTTAAATTCTCCTTGAGATGTAACTATTTTAGCATCAATTTTAATATTAGCATAGTCTATAATAGGAAAAGCATCAGTTACCATCTGTGCTGCTACCATTTCAAGTTCATCACGATATCCATCTTCGGCAGTCATTATTTCATCTAATACTTCTTGAGTACGTGTCATTACCTGTATTAAATCTTTATTTCCAAGTAATTGACGTAAAGAATCACCTGACTTTCCTTTTAGGGAAGCCATAGTTTCAGGTGAAAATATATCTTCGTATTCTACTTCTAATAAACGTTTTGACATTATTTATTTTTAGATTGATATCTATTTGCAATTTTATTAACTACTTGCTCTGCTTGTCCTTCAGCTTTAGGAGAAGGATTAGCACCCGGTTTAGGTTCAAAAGGACGACGAGGTTTTGGCTTACCTGTATCGGGTTTACCTGGGGCAACTGTAGGATTAGTTTTAGGTTTTGAAGGAGCCGGTTGGTTTTCAGCTAATGCTTTTTCTATCATTTCACGAATAATATCTTTTAGTTCATTTGTTTTCATTTTGTTTCTTTTTTTCATTTATATGTTTACGAAGTAATTGTCTAAATTCACTTAGATGATGAGGATTACGATCAAAATATTCATTCACAATATATTGATGAAGTTCTGCCAAAAGATTTCTTTGTCTTAAAGCATTTAATAATTCAGATGGTGAACCTAATCCAATAGCATTATCTGGTGTAACAATATAATGTGAATTTCCTGGTTGTAATACTACTGAAGCTATAAGAGGACCATCATTTAAACGAATAATATAAATAGCATTATTTCCATTTTCAAATACTCTTCTAACACTACCATTAGCTCCTAATAAATTTTGACGACGAGATGCACCTCTATTATTTGTTACTGGTACTTCTTCAAAAGAAGTTGGAAATCTTCTAAGTACTCTTTGACCAAGAGCATTAAATCCAGGAGTTAAATTATAAGCTTGTGCTATTTGTCCTAATGAAGTTCCTCCTTCTATTGGAGCAGCTTGTGGACGAGGAGCATTTGGTTGACCTGCTGGTCTACCTCTTCCCGCTCTAACTGCAGCATTAGCTTGAGCTGCTGCTTGACCAGGAACTTGTCTTGGTCCTAATAATTGTGCTGCTAGTGATGAAGGTACATTTGCTTTAACTAATTTACCTGATTGATCTGATATTTTATAGCTACTACTTGGATTATTAACATTAATAAGTAAAGCAGTATCTCCATTCATAGCAGGTTTATATGGACCATCAGTTATTGGAGGATTATTAGCTATAAAGGCTCTTTTAGATTCAATAGTCATTGGAGATCTTTCATTACCTAATAATGTTAATAAATCATTATTGTTATAAGCTTGGTTTGTGGCTCTTAGATAAATAAAATAAGATTTCCAATCATTTTCACTTAGACTTTGAGAGTGTCTATTAGCTTTTCTCCAATCACCATCACTACCATAACTCCTAGATAATCTTTGTTGACGAGGATTTACTGTAGCTGGCATAAGTATAAAAGGAGATACTGGATCTGTTGTAGTTAATATAACATCACCATCAATTATTCTTTTACTATAAGGAATAGCCTTAATAACATTTATTAAAGCATCTTTATCTATTGTTTTAGGAATAACACCATAATATTTATTAAATAAATTTAATGCATTTTGTTGGAATCCTTCATTATCTTTCTGTCCAGCAAACACTGCTTGTACATCTTCATTATCAAATGATACTTGTTTAAGTTTACCATCTTCTATTTTATATGAAGTAAATGAATTAGAATCTAATATAATATTATCTTTTACAATAACAGCTGAATCAGGATCTGTTTTTGCTTTATCTATTACTTTATCTACTATTTCTTTATCTATAACTTCATCCTGTGTTAATTTAATTAAAATTTTTAAAGGAATTTTATCTAGTTCTGAGTAGTCAAGTAAATATTTAGATGTACGTTTATTTAATTTAATATTAGGATATTCATCATCTTCAGTATACAATCCTACTTTTATATCATCTTCTAATGTTAATAAAACAATAGCTTTATTATCTTTAGTTACATACAATCTTTGATATTGATTAAGATTTATTTTATTAGTCTTTACAAGATATTTTTTAAGATCAAAAGTTGAATCTCCATCAAGTATATTTAAATTAAAATTACTTCTTATTAAAGAAGCAATAGATAATTGATCTTGTTTAGAAAATTTATCTATATATTTTATTAATGTTTCTATATCAATAATACCTTCTGTTGTTGCTATCATATTAGCAATTTGAGGGTATTGGGGTAAATATTTTAAAATAAAAACATCGTTACTTATATCACTAAACAATCTATCTAATCCTGATCTAACAATTAGGTATTGTTTTTTAGTATTGAATGGCTCTTTCATCCATTGTTTAATACTAATAGGATTATTTTTAAATAATTCACTTTCTTTTTCTTTTTTAGAAAAAGGAATATATTTTAAAATATTTTTTACATTAGGAATATCTTTTAACCAAGGAACTCTACTATTTAATTCTTCCCAACCAAATGGACCTTCCATTCCTGGGCTATTATTTCTATTGGTAAATTTATATGTTCCATTATCTAATACTTGTAAAGCAACAAAACTTAATTTATATGAAGCACCATATCTATATTTACCCCAATAACTCCCTCCAGGAGTTGTAATACACCATTTAGTTCCACCTGGTGTTTTTTGAGAGGCTCCATAAGTAATGCAATTACCTTGTTTAGCACCATTCCAAATAGTAATACCATTATCGTTGTATACTACATCTGGTGTTTGATCTTCATCCTCATCATTACTTGATACTTCAGTTCCAGGTGAAGATGTTACTATTTTAATTAGTTTAGATAAAGAATATTTACGTAAATCTTTATCAGTTACTTTAGGTGAATCTTTTAATTTATCAAAACGTTCAATATATTTTTTAAGTTGTTCATCACTAACTTGAATATTTAAATCCTCAGCTTCTTCTTTAAATTTATTTAATAGATATTTAATCTCACCTTCTGAGTATTCATTCAATGGAAAGAGATTATGTACAACGTGTAATATAAATTTATCTATTGGTTTCATTCTATATGTTAAAATATAATAATTGGTTTTTTCCGTTAATTTTGATTATTTATAAATAAATTTATAACCTTTAGTTGATTTTTGAAGATTAGTTAATACATTACTTATATCTCCTTGTTTTATATTTAATTGTTTTGCTGCTATAGATACTGAATCGTATATAATATTATTATTAACACACAAAATTGGTTTTCTTGTTTTTATTAAGGGTTTTCCTATTCTAATATTACTAAGATGTTTTTTAGTTTTATCTGAATACTTTGTTCCAAAGTTATGTTTATTTCCTTTTAACCTAATTTTTATTTTTTGTTTATTATTTTCAGTATGTTTAAACCCGTATGTACCTTCTCCTCCATCAGTCATATTTACTAGCGTTCCTTCATTTAAATCAGCTCTACCATATAATTTAATAAATTCAATTTCCTTACTACACGCTTCTTCCCAAGTTAAATTATCTAATAATATTTCAACTTCATATAAAACTTGATATGCTATATCTTTCCATCTAAAACTTCTACCTCTTTTTTTATATGCTCTTTTATAAGTATTATCAGATCCTATACCAATATAAAAAGGTTCGTTTTTATCTAATCTAATATGTCTATATAGGTAGGCCATAATTTATAATATTTACCATTTTCTACAAGACCAATATCTAGCAGATGTGCGTGGGCCTGGATTATCACAATTATGTCTTGCTCTAAATGCTTTACGTCTTATTGGGTTATTCTTTTTGATATTCATTCCTTTAGCACCAAAATTAACCTTTACAACTTTACCTGTTTTAGGATTTTTAACATATACCTTAAATTTCTTACTATCACCTCGCATTGGTTTACCTAAAGGTACTGTACGTCCTTGATATTTAGCTTCTAACATACAGTCACAATCAGCTTCGTTTAATTCTTGCTGATATACTTCCATGAACTCAATAAATTCTCTTATATCTTGTTCATTTTCGACGTCATATTCTTCAATTTCTTCAAGTAATTCTAATAGCTTTATCATAATATATCATTTTTCATGCCACCAATCACAACAATATTCATCAGCCGGTGCCTGTATTTTAGCATCTCCATTTTTCCATTGTAACCAATACTTATTATTACACATATTACCTTTTACTTCGTGATATTCACAATTAGCACACATTGATCCACCTTTAGTTACACGCATTCCTGGTTTATGGTTTGAAGGATATTCTACTTTTCCTTCAGAAATAAGATCTAATAATTCTGATAATCTAATCATAAATTACTACGTTTACCTTCGGTTAAATATTTTAATTCAGTTCTTAATGATGCTACTTCAGCTACTAGTTCTAATATTTGAGAACGCATTTCATCTTTTTCTCTTGCTGATTCTACAAGTAATGCTTCTAGTTTAGCTATACGATCTTTACAATCATGACGAATAAAATCTTCATCACGTTCACGATGCATTGCTCTTTTTTCATAAAAACGCCAAGCTGCTGAACCTCCTAAAAATGTAATTGCTGTAATTATTACAGTGTAGATGTTTGATACTTCTGTGCTCATTGATTTACTTATATATGTATAGTTATTGCCAATAAATATTAGGTATTTAATGTATCTTTTATTTCTTTAATGTATTTTTGCAAGTCTTCAATTATTTTTGTTTTATCAATAACACCCCCACGCCACTCTTCAATATCACCAGATTCAGTAACAATAGATTCTTTGGAATCTTCTAACATTAATTCTAATAAAATATCTTCTAATTCTTTAATGTAAGTTTTTATACCATTAATATTCATGTTACGTTGATATTCTTCAAATTTTCCGTCACGTTTTAATTTAGTTTCCATTTTAATAACACAATCAAAACACATACTATGTATAGGCCACATTTTTTTATTAGTAATGTGATTTTTCATAGAATTGTTGCATTTAGGGCAAACTATCGGTAAAATTAGTAATTTCTTAATAGAATCAAAACGAGTTACAGTTTGTTTAATACCATTTTTAATAGTCCATTTTTTTCCATCTTCTTCCCAAATTTCACCTTCTTTACGCTCTATATATGATTTAGTATATCCTAATTGAGTTACAGTTTTGTCACCAAATTTTTTAGTAATAAGATTACGCATACGTTGTACATCACGTTGCTTAAAATCTTTTTGTAACATAGATTCACTAGTATTTTTCATAACTTCAGTTTTTTAAGTTCTTTTATTGTATTGTTGGTAGATGTATGTAATATTCCTATACCTCCCCGTTTATTCCATTCATTAATAGTTTGTTCCATATCATCTATTAATATTTTATCCGGAGCTGAGAATATTTGTTTTTCTTTTCTAGAATATAATAATAGTTTTTTATATTGATTTGGTATATGCATTTTACACCAGGCTTCTTTTCCAATCCTAGATGAGGGATTTAAGGAAGGTGCGGATAATATATAAGGTTTATATGGTTTGATATAATCCCATAATTGTTTTCCATCAGGCATCCATTCTAAATTAGCCCACCATTGAGCTCCAGCTTTATTAATAGGTTCCCAAAAACTAGGTTTGCCATTAAATGATTTACTGGGAATAGTATCTGTTAATTCTGCATAACCTTTTTCAAAATCAACCAAAACCCCATCCATATCACAATAAATTGTGTACATAACTTGTTTTATTTTTTAGTATGTAAATAATCATTTTCTATTTCTTCAAATTCGTCTTCATATTCTTTTATAATCATAATGTCAACTGGTATAGGATTAACTATATTAAATGTTTCTTCTTCAAGTTGATTGCTAAGTTTATTCATAAATTTAGGAGTAAAAAACAATTCAGCATCTTCAGCTTTTGCTCTCATTACTACAGGTATTCCTTTTTTTCTTTCAGCTGTACTCATAGCAAAGGTAGCAGCATTATAGTAATTTGTACTCCAAGATGATACTTTTCTACGAGAAGAATATTCTTGATTGGGTATAATAATATTTTGTCCTATTATATCTATATTAGGTTCTTTTGATAATCTTTCTAATGCATCTTTATTAATAACAGTTCCTCTATAAATGTAACCACTAACTTTTGGATCTCCTATTTCAGGATATTGTTTTTTTATTGTTTTAAATATTGGGATATAGTTATCTAAATTTATATTAGAATAAGTAGATTCTTCAGAATCAGCATATTGTTTAAGAAAATTAAATAATGATTTTTCAGCAGTAGTATCAGATTCTACTTCATTGTCATACCATCCTATTTTAACTCCGGAATCTTTATCCCCAAATAAATAATTTCCAAATTTTTTAGCTTCGTATATACTGTTATTTATTTTACCAAAATTTCTTAATAAGACACCAGCCATTGCATTTGCTTCATCCTCAATAGGGGAACCTGTTTCTCCACTTTTAGAATCAAGTCTACCATCTTCTTCTTGTTTACGATGAACTAATTCATGAGCTAATGTTCTTAAAATATCAGCCATGTTTCTATTTTTAACATAAACCCATATTTTATTACTATTTGGATCAAAGTAACCAAAACTACATTTTTCTTTAGCTTTATCATTATTGTATGATAATGTTAAACTGCTAGGAAGTTTTTTTAATTCTAAATTTTTTATACTATATTTAATGAATTCACCAATAGTTCCTGTTTGTTCTTCATTAAGACGTTGTATTTTTGATTGTAAATTTTCTTTTAAAAAAATATGATTAGATTCTGATATACCTAACGTCCCTATTAATACTGTAGGTTTTATTTCTAATGCTCTATAAATCATCAATTGTGTATTACTAGCAACCAAATAATATTTACCTTCACCGTATTCTAAAACCATTGGCAAAGGTAGTTGTTCTTCATTTTTAATAGCATTAAATATAGGTTTCCAATTTTTTACTAATTTATCAATTTGTTTTAAACTTTTAATTTTATATGAATTTGTATTTTCTAATTTAGACCAAATATTATCAGATAATAAAACTTCATTTCCTGTTTCAAAAGCATACTGTAAATCATCAACTTTCACATTAAATATTTCAGATGTATGATTTAATTCACTTAATTTGCTTTGTATTAAACTTTGATATCTACTTGGGGAAGGGTCTTGTTCTTCTAATATTATATTGGCTATATATTGTCCTAAATTCATAATAATTAATTATACATAAATGTAAATAGGTGACTTAGATAAACTAAATCACCTATAAATATATATATTTCTAATGCTATTTATACGTTAATTTTAATACTTGTTGGTAGTAATTCAGTAGCTGGTTTAAAGTCTGGGTTTTCTAGTTTATATATTTCGTATATATTTTTGAACATATTAAAATTAGTAGCAATATTATCTATGGCTTTTAATTGCCATCCTTTACCTTGTATGTTATCTCCTTTTCCTTCACCACGAGTAGCAGCTTTTAACCACAATATTCCTGTTCTTTCAATAAGATTATCATGAGTTTCATTCCAAGCTATAGCATAAGCTGCTAACTGCAAATCATGACTAGTATGAAGTGAATTTGATGTTTTAATATCTATTAACCATAATTGGTTATTTATTTTTACTATTAAGTCTGCGGTTCCTGCGAATTTATGAGCATCGGAAAATAAATGATATTCTGTTGTTACTAATTCTGGCTTATGTGTATTCCAAAACTCAGCAAATTTTAAAATCATTTTCCAAACATCTAAACTATATTGAGCTTCACCATATTCATTAATCCATGGGATTTCATTACCATTTAAAAATGATTCTATAGCGTTGTGTACTTGAGTACCTTCAGCAGCAGCTTTAGAAGCAATAACATCACTATTATGTCCTACATCTTTAAGCCAATTATGAAAAAACTGGTTTTTAGGAAAATAATTTAAAATTGATGTTACGGAAGGATAATATTCACCATTACGCCTATAAAATCGTGAGTCTAAAACATTAATTTGTTTATCTCCTTCAGAATATTCAACAATACGTTTTATTCTAGGATCTTTTATAATATTTGCATTTTTATCAATCATATTAATTGTAATTTTTTTTCAAGCAAACTTTGTAATGTTAAAGGTTTAGTTTGCCCAATAGTGTTTAAAAATACTTCAAAACCAATCTCATTAGCATCTTTACCTTCTAATTCTACCATGTAAACTTCTTTACCAAATGACATAAGTTTTTCAGCATGCTTTAGAGCATCTTTTTTAGCATCATTGTCTAATGCAATATATATTCTATCTACAGAAGATTTAACTAATTTTTCCATTAGTTTATCATGTAATACTTTTCCTAATAAAGGAATACAATTGCGTTTAATTGTTATAGCATCAAACATACCTTCACAAAGTATAATAGGTGCATCCCAATTTATATATAATTCAAAACCTATAATGTCTTTAGAAGACACAGGTGGATTTTTATATTTTCTTAAAGAAGGTTCTTTATAATCTCTAGCTGTAAAATAATTTAATATTCCATTAGCATCATAAGATGGAATTATTATTCTACCTTCATATTTTCCATCTTTACAAAATCCTATGTTATATTTTATAATATCGTCTTTAGTAATATTTCTTTTTTTTAAAAATTTTAAAGCATGTTTAGATTCAATTTGTGCTATTTTATCTTCAACTGGTTTTGATAGGGGTATAAATTCTTGAGGAAGTGTTAGTGAGGTATAGGGTATATGTTCTTCTTTATTTGCGGGTTGGATTAATAAATCCAAATCTTTAAATTTATCAGGAGAAGTATTAATTCTTTTAAATAATGAACGTATAGTTTTACCTTTAGCATTGCATATCCAACAATGCCAAAAATTTTCACGTTTTGATGTAGTTTGTAAAGATACTTCTAGTTTATTTTTGTGGTGTAAACAAAAAGGACATTTGAAAGCATAATTACCTTTACTTGTAGCTTGACTTTTACCTAAAACAGATTCTACTAATACTAGTAGGGCAGTATTTTCCATAGGGGAAATATAAGATCTTATTTTGACTCTAACAAATCCTTAGTAAAAAATTTACCTAATATGTTATCATTATAAGATCTATCTTTACTAAATAGCACTTCTTCTTTGCATTGATAATGCATTTCATAATAAGTTAGTGCTTTTTTAGTTTTACATTGCATTAAAATCCAACATTCAAAATTATTTCCACCATATTCTTTAATATCAGCAAGTAGTTGTTTATTTGACCCCCAATAAATCTTCCAATCACTTTCAGTACGAATTACTTCATGTGTTGGTTTACGACCAGGTCCTGTTTGCTCAGCAAGTTGTTTTTTAGTAAGTTTATGTTTTTTGTTATTCCAATAAACTTTTT